GACGGGAAGGATTCCACCGTGTTCTAAAATAGTGATTAAAAGATTTACATTAGTACATTGAAGATCGAAATTTTCTACTCTATTTACTAAGGATTGTACATTATCAAAGACCTCTACTTCATGGGGAGAGGTAACATTACCTGTAATAAGTCCTCCTGTAATAAGAGTACCATTACAATGTACTAGCACGTACTTATCGTTTACAATTATATCTGTGATTATATCGTGATTACAACTCATGTTATACTCCTGTATCTCCAGTTATGGTCCACAATTGTGGAACGGTTGTTAAATTAGTTCTAGCAACTCCACCAGCAGCAGGGGCATTGCTATATGTAAGTCCAGTAGCACCAAGTGCAAGACCTGATGTAACTGATTGACCTTCACACATAATTAAGAAGGCATCATAATTTGCCTGACTTAATCCACAGTTATTAAGCATTGTAGAAATATTTGTTACTAAACCAATATTCCATCCAGTAAGATCTTGATCGAAGGCACTAGCATTATTAAACATATTTTCCATATTAGTAACACTTGCCACATTCCAATTGCTAATATCTTGATTGAATGTGCTGTTGCCAGAGAACATCCAAGACATATCCTTGATTGTTGAAGTAAATGTCCAAGTGGTAATATCACCATTGTAGTTAGAACTGAACATCGCATGGGTAGTAGTGACGCTTCCCACATCCCAACTAGGCAGACCGTATGTAAATGAATTAGCACCTGCAAATACATGGTTCATTTGCTGAACATTGCTAACATCCCAAGCATCTACGTCTTGATTGAAGTTATTCGATGATCTAAACATTCCACCGATATTAGTGGCAGACGACATATCCCAAACACCAATTGGTGCAGCAATTTCATGAGCAGCAAAGAACATTTGAGTAAAATTCGAGCAGCTTCCAACATCCCAATTCTCTATTCCATTTCCTAAGAAATCAAAACATCCAAAGAACATGTTAGTTAGATTAGTACATAGACTTAAGTCCCAAGTACTGAAACTACCACTGCCGTTCAATACTTCACAGCCTTCGAACATACCAACGAGATCAGTGGATGTTATGTTAGGAGCATCAGTTGCCGACCATAGCAGATTATCGCATCTTTTGAACACGTCTCTATTGGTTACGTTCAGCCCATTACATTGACTAACATCTATTATCTTTGTCTTATCACCAGTATTATTGAACCTGAAGTCTGTATTTGTATCGTCAATAGCTACTTCATATATTCCACTAGTGGAATATACGTGTGTATTCAGGTTATCTGTGTTACCATCACCCCAATTCACTTCTGGACCGGCTGTCATTGGTAATACAATAGTCTTGGTAGCACTTGCTGTAGCATCAGTTAATTCTGTATTCCATGTGGAAACAAATTTAGATACACCTCCTCGCCTAAACGGGCCATAGCTAAAGGGTCCATATTCTATTAATCCAATTTTGATAGGACCATAAGTCATTATACACCGTCCCGAATCACCGTAAGAGCTGTCGATCCGTTTCCACCTGTTATAACTACACGAATTTGGTATACTGGTGCCATCCAACCCATTCTAATAGCTGCTCTTTCGCCGTCGATAGAATATATTGCATCGAAATCATCTCTTGCATCAATCCATTTTACATTATTTCTAGAAAGTTGAAATGTTACAGTAGCGCCGTTGAAGGTACCTTCTGCCCAAAGACTGCTTTCTTTCGAAACTACTGGAAAACTATCGCCGGTTGTATCAGCTCCGCCGTTTACGATCAGTTCTTGATATAGATTTGGAGAACTCATTATTAATTATCCTTGTTTTTGATTTGTTCATATTTGTCAATCGCTTTGTCTAATGACTCAACCATAGTCTTACCATCAGTACGATCTTGAAGTGCTTGCTCCATTAAAGCTAAAATGTATTTTCTAGTGCTATGATCACCTATACTTTGTTTATCTTTAGCATTATCATATTCAGCTTTAGTACAATCTTTACCGATTAAATGTTCATTATCAGCAATAAATTTTTTGAATTTTTCGGTTGTTCCTTCGAACAATACTGGTATTTTATCGTTTAAATCTTCGTGTATATAATATTTTTTCATTTAACCTACTTTCCATATTTTTAATCTGCTGTATACTTCTATTTCACCCTCGTCTGATGATTGACCCAAATCAACGTTTGTCGCAGTACTAACGTAGTGTTGCAGTTCAAATGTTTTTGTTCCAACAATTGATATTGGACCGGCCAAATTTAAATTGAATTGATATCCGCTTCCACCATTACCAAGTAGATATCCTGAATCACTGATTACTTCACTGATAGAATCTGAAGTATTCCGGACTCTTGCTTTTGTTCGTAATGTAATATCACCACCACCATGATATAAACATTGTGCTTCTACATAATAATCACCAGCAGGCAACCCCACAACACCAGCAACCAAAGAAGAGCCTGCTATGTTATTAATTACTTCTGTGTTTAACAATCTCTTATTCCATGTGGCACCGGTTGGCCCTGCTGGTTCAACAGTTGTTGCATATTGTTCTTCTATTAACATCATATTATTATAGTTAAATTGCCCAGCTACATCAGTGGTAATATTATCAATTTCGCCAGAAAGATATGTTATGTCTGCATCGTTATCAGCAATTTCACCAGAAAGATAATTGACATATCCTGTGATTGCTTCGTTTAATTGCCCGTTATTAGTTTTATCTAGTGTTAATCCGTATGATTCGATTACTTTCGCATTTTCTTCCTGAATACCATTAGCCCACTCATATGTAACTTGTGTGGCCTGAATACCTATACCAGGCGGCCCGAAATATCCAGTTGTACCTATAGGTCTGGGTGCAGGTAATACAGGTAGTGTATCGTCTCCATCAATTCTTTCCATGTTAAATTTTCCTTATTATGAAATTGTTATTTTTACGTAAGCAGGCTTGTAGAAATTCGCTAATAGTGTAAAGAATGTAACGTTTTCTGCAGCTCCCGTGAGTATATTTATATCGACTTCGAATGCTGCGGTTGTCGTCACTGCAATAGTTAAATCGAATAATTCTGCTAAACTTTCGTAAAATGCGACATTATTGTATCCGTCGTTTTGAAAGAATGTCAATACTTGAGCAACCCTGACATCAATGCTTGTTGGTAATATTGATGTGGTAATTATAGTACCAAGACTATCTTCAACTCTTGATTCTTCTACTCTGAAAAATACTCCAGAAAGATCTTCTTTAGGTAAGTCGAGTACGCGTTCCCAATCTTCAACGTATCCTGAAGAAGATGGAAATGAAGCCTCTAACATATCGCATGAATCCAATCCAACTAATCTTGTCGAATAACCAATACTATCAACAAGCGTTTTGATGTTACTGTCTTCTTCAACAGGAGGCCAAGTAGTACCATCAGGTAAAGCTTTATATAAAGCCTCCTGGTATTCTGTCAGGGATTGTAGTTTGCATGTCATTGTTATTTATCCTTATAATGCGGTGATGTTGTATGCACCTGGAGTATGTAAAACACCTGCACTTAATGTTACATTGCTTGTTGGTGAAGTTATATTGTAACTATCAACAGCCGTTACACTTGCTAATGCATTATTAAAATCACTTACTCTAATAGTTCCACCAGGAACACCATGTTCTAAAATAGCTTGATCTAATGCGCCTGCCACGCTTCCAGAAATCTCAACGCTATATGGAGATATTTTAACATCAACATCGACAGGTCCAGCAAGTGGAAGTTTCGAATTAAAGAATGTTCCAATAGGTTTCAATTCATTTACATAATCATCAACTGCAATCTGATCAATTGGAAGTGGAATTCCTGATTGATATACATCATCAATTGCAAAGTATGCAGAAACATATCCAGGCTCAATAGTTTCACCATAAAGATAGGAATCCTCCCATGATCTAATCCAAACTCGAGTTGCTTGAACTGCTTCTTTGACCCATGCAACATAGTTATCTTCTGAACCACCTTTTGCAGGAGATTGGAATTTCTCGATAACTCGAATTCTATATTCGTCATCAGTTTCTCTATCACGGCCACCAGTAAAATCTTCAGCTGCTGTTGCTATGCTATCCATGCCAGCGTATGTAGTAGTAAATGTAAGTTCATCGTCGGTTTGAAGATTTCCATCAGTTCCAAAATCTTGTGCGATAACATTTGCCGAGGTCGATGTACTCGATAATGTAAATCCAGTTTCAACTTCAAATAAATTTCCAGATTCAGTACTTAGTTCAGCACCTGTTGGAACTGTACTTCCAGATACACCAGTAAATTCACAAAATCCAGCTCCTTTTTCAGCAGGAAATCTTGATAATCCAACAACACTACCCCATTGGTCTAATGACTCAATTGAAGCAGTATCTGGAAAGACTTGCTCTGATACGTATTGGATAAAATTGTAATTTCCGTTTAGACCTGCAGCAATTACTCCTACAATAGCTTCAGCCATTGATTCTCGTAATGTTGGATCTAATGTTGGGAATCTAGCGAAAAGATCATTCTTAGTTGTTGCGAATATTTCTTCATATAATGGTTTAATATAGCCCATGTTTTATTTTCCTTTATGCTGTGCAGGATTTTCCTGCGATATCTCTATGTATTAAATTTCCACTAACAGCTGCATCTCTAACTGATGTGTTAGAGAAGTCTACTGATATATTTCCTGCAATATTAGGATTAACATCAGCAGGTACAATTAAATTAGATGATCCAGTATTAGCTTCACTAAAACGTTCAGTCCCATCTATGTAACAACGAATGTCACTTCCATCCCATGTAATTTTACCAATAAAAGTAACAGTTGAACCTGTAAGAACGGACCATTGTGTTGCGCCTTCTTTAGTTACTGCTAATCTATAAACTCCAGCTCCAGCACTAACGTGATGTACACCATATGTAATAGTATTAACGTGAACAACAATACCGACAGCATTAAAAAAGTTACTAGTGATTAATCTTTCCACAGTCGTTTCAAGACTGCCTGTAGACAGATTAAGTACAGGATTATAATAAATAAGTGAGTGGGTGCCATCTGATACAGTTGAACGATATTTGCCACCTACGATTGAACCGGTATGTCCAATTATACCGTATTGTTTAGCAGTCCAATTAAAATCTCCGACTTCAACAGTTGCGCAGTCAGTCTCATCAAAATCTGTAAGAGGCATACCAACGAGATGTGCTTCATCAGTTGGTGGCCATGTAGATTCACCGTCGTTACATTGTCTTACGAATGGAGGATTAGTATCAGATTTAAAGGTTAATCCTGCATTATAAGCCTTAACAAGACTTCCATTATTACATATATAACCAACATCATCAACAGGTTCAGTATCAGGATTATACACGCCTAACTGTATGTTATTACTAAATTGTTTCCATAAAATATTGTAAGGTCCTACATCGCCTTCAATTAAATTCTGCCATACATAGGAAAATTGTTTGACAACGTTTTCATCATGTTGTCTTTCGACTTCTATAATGATTATCAAGATATCAAAACTCCATGAACATTCAACAGTTATTTTTTTAGCAATACCGTCATTGATAAGCCATTGTAATGCTTCTTCACAGTATTGTTGAGCTAAATTTAATGTTCCTTGAGTTCTTTTTTCTCGTTCTAAAAGCCACAATTTTGATCCATATTCAAGATCTGCAAATGAAGATCCGTACCAACCTCTATTACGAGATTTATTTAATTGATCTTCGTTAAATCTGTTTAGTTCGTCTGTCGAAGCTGGCGCGTCGCTAAAAAGGGATATCATCATTGAAGTTTCAAGATAATTATCTTGTAAAAAATCGCCCTTACTAATGTCCATATCGGCCCATGGTAATTGAATGGGTCTATTATTAATATTATGTTGTTGTATGAATGAAAAGTCTGACATTATTATTCCTTGTTTAACACGAAAGTCCTTCTATGTTGAGGTGAATTGGATTTCCAGAGCCATCGATAGCACTCAAATATGAATATGAAAATGATTGTTGAGTTTGTTCCTGTGAATTACTATATATGTAAATCGATTCCAAATCGTCGGTGACTGTCCCTGTTGAGGTACCTACTAAGCCATCATCAACATAGAATCGGATTTTATTATCAGCTTGACGAGTAATCTTTAAGATACGTGGTCCGTATAAAACCGAGGGTAAGAGAACTTGTCCTTCACTGCCAGCCCAATAGTAGCTGTTGCTTGATGAGGTTTTCTCTATGGCCAATGACAATTGGTCAGCCCCACAAAACAACCTTAACTCATATCCGAGAAATTTCGATACTGATATACCAACACTTACACAATCTATCTCTATCTCAAATTCTCCCGAATGACCAATTGTGAGTATATAATTACCATATGCAGTTGTTGGTCCATTCGATTGTAATATATGTTCTAGATTATTCACTGAAATCACAACAGAGGAAGTTCCCTTATTATTAGAGTAATCTTGCCATCCTCTGAGTAACCAATTAGTATCACCGATTATTCCTGAATCACAATTATTTCCATCAAAATTATCACTGTAAGGCATTCCAACTAAATGGGCCTTATCAGTAGGAGGCCATGTAGTTACACCATCATTACATTGTCTGAAAAATGTTGGATAATTGAATGGTTTTTTATGTGTTAATCCGGCATTATACGCTTTTACTAAAGAACCGTCAATACACATGTAACCAACATCATCTACAGGTTGATTTATAGGACTAAATATACCAACATTGATATTATTATCAAATCGTTTCCAAAGTACATTGTAATCGCTTAAATCATTAGGAGCAAGTAAATTATCCCAAACATACGAATATTGTTTGATAATATTTTCATCAAATGCTCTAACAACTTCTATAACAATTACTAAGATATCAGTATACCATGAACACTCAACATTTATTTCTCTAGCAATCCCTTCAGTAATAATCCACTGTAATGATTCTTCACAATATTGTTGAGCTAAATTTAAAGTACCGTCAGTTCTTTTCTCACGTTCTAATAACCATAATTTTGAGCCATATTCCAAATTAGCATATGAAGATCCAAACCAACCTCTATTACGAGTCTTATTCAGAACATCTTCGTTAAATCGATTTAATTCATCAGTACTGACAGGACCGTCGCTAAAAAGAGACACCATCATAGAAGTTTCTAAAAAATTATCTTGTAAGAAATCTCCATCTTTGAGTGCTATATCAGCCCATGGAAGTTGAACTTGATTAATATTATTTTGTACAAATGAAAAGTCTGACATAGAGTTTCCTTATGGGAGTGGCTTACTAGTTGGACTACCTGGTGTAGCTGATGTATGGGTATGATTTAATGAACTAATATCACCGGTTGGACCTGTTACGATTACATCTCCACCGAGTGCAACGTTAATATTTCCTTTAAGTGTAATATCACCAACGATATTAATGATAGTAACATTACAATCAATTTTTTCAGATTCAATTGTCATAGAGTTTTCACTGTCTCTTAATCTGATGTAGTTTTTATCACTAGACCATATTAGAACATCGCCAAGTGATAAAACTTGAGCAAAATTAGAAGATATGTTATTACTATTATCAGCAATGATTGTAGGATCGTTCTTATTACCATTATTGGATAATACAATTACATTAGTTCCAACTTTAGGAGAGGATGCGAAACCATATTGTTGATAATACGGTACATCTGAAAGAATTTCATTATTAACAGTCTCAACTTGAAAATAACTAGCATCTTTAAAATGACCTTTATCCGAGGCTTTAGCAGTAATTGTACCGATATTAAGAAAGTTTTTAATTTTTGAGAGTATTGTTTTCATATGGTATATTTATCAAATTCGCACTTGCTGAATTAGGAATAACTTATCCATTCAGATTTAGTAGATTTTTCAAAACCGAGCTCATATTGTTTTCCACTGAAACTTGAACGTGAGTTCCAAGTAGATAATACATAACGTGAATAACTTTGTTTTTGATCAATAATAAATTCAGCCGATTCGACAATTAATTGATAACCTGACAATTTAAACATTGGTACTTCAATCTTGACAAGTTCTCTCGGAAATATTTCAAAATGTCGAGGAGTCTGAATAAAAATTTGCATTGTTTGTCCGTCTGAATAATTTGCGAGCTGACCGTTTCTATATTGTGATAAATCTGCTAAATAATATGAATCACCCCATGCACGCTTAGTAATTGGCAATGGAGAGTGTCCTGTTAGAACACTAGATCCATTAATATTTGATGTAAGTACACCCAGACCTCTCATGGTTTGCTGCACCATAGTTTCGTATTTTTCTGCTCTTATTCCTTCAACACATGTCATTCTTGCATTAATAATATATTCAGCTGCAATAGATTTAGGGCCACTTTGTTCCTGTATGAACGGCTCAACATATATTACTAATTCACCAACAGTAGTAGTAGTTAGGAATAAACCATAAGGATTAATAAGCTCTAAAATACTTTCTAATAAAGTTTGATTTCTTTCTAAAATTACATAATTGACATTAAGTCCACTTAATGCTGTATTCACAGCTGAATTATCTGGAATATTTAATACAACATCAACGTAATCACAAATTTTTTCAATAGCCTTTTTTAATGTCAGTTTTGGTCCAAACGCTAAATTTTCTCCGGGTGGCATAACACTTTGTGAAAGCAACCAAGTTTTCGAAGCACCTGATATTAGAATAACACCACTTAGATCAATTTCAAGACCTGTTATATAACCTGTCAGTATTAATGTTGACCCATCGTCGTTATATAACTTACATTCGTTACCAAGTTGAAATGCCCATTTTGCGTCATATGGAATAACTATTTCAAATATATCTTCAAGCTGATTAAGCGATGAAAAGTATCTTTCTGAAATGTTTTCTGTTAATTTTTGAGCACCTACAGGAGTTTGAATTTCTAAGATCATATTAGTTCTCCAATACTGTTAATAAACCTTGAGCAAATAATGAATTCGGAATATTATTTCTTCGAATAATTTCATCAGCACGTGTGGCATCCCCATACAACTCATATGCAAGTACTTCTGCAGGCATCGGTTGTTTTATTTCAATTGTAATAAGATTTGGTAATGCGCCTAACTTAACAGATAGAACTTTAAAGACTGCTGCTCTAACTTGAACAATATTTCTGTATACTTCAGCAAATTGTGGCATATCTGCCATCTGTTCAGCAATATCATCAAGTTCTGCAAATATTTGATTTTTAACAGTCTCAACATCATCAACTGATGCAAATTCAAAGCTATCTAAATCTTGAGTTGCTCCTAATATTGCATTAAGTCTGAATAAGCTATTGACAAGTACTTCATTAAGATCGCCAGGAAAATTTAATACATTCTGACCAACTGTTTTAGATGTTTCAAGTAATGACAAATACGATTCAATACGAGATGTAACACTACTTCTAATTAATTCAACAGCATTATTAATTTCAGTATTTAATTCAAATAGGCTATCTACTAAATTATCTGCATCAGCCATTATGTTATCAATAGCTTCAATTGCAGCTTCATATGCTGCTTTAACTTGACTAGTAATATTTTTAATTACTGAAATAGCCTTTTTCATTTTAGAAGCAGACTCAACAATAGCTGCACTATAACCTGATTTTTTAGTTACAGATTCATTAGCAAGCAAAAAAGATTCTAATGAAGTTGTAACTGCAAGATTTTCTTTTGCCTTTTGAGCTTGTTCGAAAACATAAACAGTGTATACATCGCGAACCACCTTGTCAGGTTTACCTAAAGGTTCAAACAGCACAAACTCAATATTCATTTTCTCATATTGAAATTCAGTACTTACATATGCAGTTCTCCATGATTTAACGAATACTTGAAATTTACCTTGTCCTAAAAACTCTAATTCACCAGGTTGACCTTGGTCCAATGCTTTTATTAATTCATTGCGAATCGTTTTATAATCAGGTCCGTGAAATAATGCAGTAAGTTTAAATGTTGGTACTTCAACACCTTTATCTTGTACCGTAAAATTATATGTAGGTACAGTTGTTTCATTTGATTTTGTTTTTTGTTTAGGAGTACTTTGTGTATTTGCTGGAGTCGAATCCTGTACACCTGCTTTTGAAGGTTCTGCAGTATTAAGTGATCCAATAACTTTTCGGTCACCTTCAGAAGCACCAGTATTAGTTGCTTTAGATGTTTTATTGGTTGGATCTATACTAAGTTTACGACCACCACTTCTAATTGCATTTGTACATAAAAATGAAACATTTCGAAATTTAGTTTGGATTGTGTTATCAGGTGTAAATGGCATTTAAATGATTTCCTTTATTGTGCACCATAATCAATATTTGATGGGTTTACTCTATAAAATCTGAATTCTTGAACAGGATCTTGTGGTTTATTTTCGCGGACTGCATCAGTGTTTTCATCCATTTTTTCAGCCACCATTCTGAATGTGTCAGCCATATTAAATGGAGAGGTCGCTGCTGATCGACTTAATAGAGCTACACGTTTCGACGCAAATTGTTCCATACGAATTTCTGCAAGTGTTTTGCCTGCAGATGCGCCAGTAGGTACAGCAGCAGGTAATGTAACAGAATCTATTACATCTCTACCAATTTGC